GTGATGGTAATCAAATTTACTTGAGTGATGTTGAAGAATGTAAAAGGGGCATCCATTTGTTTGAGGACTTCCCTACTAAACCTGCTATCTCCTTTTGGTGCTGGCAAGATATCGTTGGACAACATTTACAAGGAACACCACAAGAAAGGGTTATGCACATAAGATTATTCGGTTATGCGAACACGGATGGTCTGCGTGATGTTGGCGCTATACATAACTTGGCTGATGACTTGGAATATTTCTTCTATAATGAATGGACTTATAGAGACCAAACCCTCATCGATGAAATCATAATATACGAAGGAGGGACATTAGACCCTGCTTCGGTTTTTGAAATGAAATTAAGAGTGCAATACTATAAATCATAAAGGAGCAAGATAATTATGGCTGGTTTACTTGGAAGAAATGCAAGTGTTAAGCTTGATACTGGTTCAAACACTGTCCAGAACCTTTACAACTGGTCTATTGACCTGGAGAGCCCTCCAATTGAGCAACCTGTCTTTGGTGATACTTGGTCGGCTGCTCACGGATTGGGCGTAAATTCCTGGTCTGGTTCGTGTGAAGGTATCTTTGATAAAGACGATACCGATGGTCAGGTGGCATTGAGAAATGCTCAGCTCAACAGCACGGTGGTTAGTGGAGTTCGTTTTCATCTTGATGATAACAACTATTATAGTGGGGATGTGTATATTACTTCTCACAACGTTTCCACAGACCCAGAAGATGTATCGAGAGTTACTTATAGCTTTACCGGAACCGGTGAGTTAGCTTTAACAACTGCGTAAAATAAAAAGGAGGGGGTGGGGACGCCCGTTAAGAACTATACCGTGATATAGTTCACCCCCTTACCTTCACGGAGGTAGATTTATGAATTACATTACTATAAAAAGGAGATACTCAAATGAAGATAAATAAAAAAGCAGTCAAAACTGACTGGTTCGAATACAACGAAACTGTAAAGTTCAACCTCAAACCCTTTCCTTTTTCGTCTATTAAAGTTACCGATGTAGACGCATCCCTTTGGGAACAATTCAAATTCTGTATAATTGATTGGAAAGGTTTGGAAGACGATGATGGAAAAAAGTTGGAGTGCGACGAAGAAAATAAAAAGTTCATCTTTGACTATGTCCCAGAACTTCGTGAATTTGTGTTTCAGTCAGTCAGAAAATACAGTGAGAAAATCGCTGGTGAAATAAAAAACTAAATGCGCTGGCAGAATTTGATAGCAACCCCAACAGAATAGATTGCGATATCTGCAGGCGCGAATTGAAGCGGGATTGCGAAACTAATTGTCCTATACCAAGGTTGGAGAACTCGAACCTTATAGCGTATTCACTTATATGTGCATATGGTGGAATGATGTTCAACGGCGAGATGATTATAGCAGAGGGCATCAAATACGCTCTTGAGTTAGAAGGTATACCAGAAAATCAACATGGAGCTATAACGAGAAAGATAATAAACTATTTCGCTGTTCGCTCTAAAAAAGCATCAGAGAGGTTAAAGAATGCCAGCAAACAAAGACATAAACGTAAATTTTAAGGTCAAAGATAATGGCACTATTGTTATCAAAAAGGCAAATAAGAAAATAATCAGGGGTTTTAAAGACATTGAGAAGTCGTCTAAAAAGACCACTAAATCGCTTGAGAAGCAATGGAAAGGTGTTGGAAGACAACTTGCTGCTATTGCTGCTACCGTCGGTGGTCTTCAATTGGCTAAAAGTTTTATAGACACCGCAAGCGCAATGGAAAATATGCGTGTTCGTCTTGAGGTTCTTACAGGTAGCGTGGAGGAAGGCAACCAACTCTTCCAGGATATGCGTGATTACGCTTCTCAAGTTCCTTTTGAGTTTGAAAGTATTATGGCTGCTGCAACCAACCTTTCTGGTGTTCTCGGTGGCAGTGTAAGCGAAGTTAATGAATGGATACCGCTCATTGGTGATTTAGCTGCTGCTACTGGGTTCACTATCGAAGAAGCTACAAGTCAGATATCAAGGATGTTGTCTGCTGGTGCTCAAAGTGCTGAAATGTTCAAGGAGCGTGGTGTTCTCGCTATGCTGGGCTTTACAACTGGTGTCAGCTATTCAGTAGAAGAGACGCGTAAGAAGTTAATGGAAGCTTGGACAGGTCCAGAGAGTAATTTTAGAGGGGCTACAGAGCGAATGGCTAATACTTGGACTGGTTTGATGTCTATGCTCGCTGATGCTTGGACAGAGTTCCAAATGATACTGATGGATGCTGGTATATTCGATGCGCTTAAAGATGTCGTTAGAGAAGTCACAGAGCAGTTTAGACAATGGGTGGAGGAAAATAAAGATTTAATAACTCAAAGAATACCAGAATATATTGATAAGATTAAAACCTCAGTCAAGAGTATCTACGACCTATATCAAAATAATGAATACTTAATGAAGTATGGTCTCGTTGGTGTTTTATTGTTTGGTATCTCTGGCTGGGCTGGTTTATTCGTCGCTCTTGGTTATACCCAAGACAGAATTAATGAGTTAAAGAAAGAAATAGATGAATATGCGGAAGCAAAACAACGTCTTTTTAATGAGGATGATTTAATAAACATGGGCAGTGGTAATCAAATAACATCAGCGATACAGATAATGCAAGCTCAAATGGAAGACATCGAAGAACAATTTGGTAAAAATGAAGATGCAAGTAAAGAATTCTATGAGGACGAATTAAAGAGAATAGCGCTTGTTCAGGATAAACTTCAGGACTTTCTGCTGGTGTATAACAAGATTATAGAGAAGAAGTCAGACCCATTGTATGAGGATTGGGTCTACGAAGCGTGGGAGAAGTTATTTGGTTTCAAGATGGAAGGCGACAAACAAAGAGACCAAGCCGAAGTTCTCAAAGAAATTATATCTTCGTATCAAAATTGGTTAGATATGTCTTACTTAATGTCAGACCAATATAAATTACAATTAGAGTATATGGACCTGCAAAAAGATAAACATGATAAGTTCGTTGATGCAGTAAAGAAAGGGTATGACAGATTGCAAAGTGCTGGTCAAGACACTTCACCCTTATCCTCTGGTGATGATGCAGCTTTCGCTGAAGAGCGAATGCAAGCATGGATTGAAGCTAATAACGCTATTGTGGAAGCCGAAAAAGAACTTTCATATATGATTATGGACATACAGGGTCAATCGAAAGAGGCAGCTTTAGCACGACTACGAGAAGAATACCTCGAAAAGAAGAAACTCCTTGGTGATAGTATCATACTGTATGAATGGTATCAGTTATCGAAAAATGAAATAGAAGAACAATATGCTCAAGAAAGTATAGATAATATGAGAGCTGAATATAGTAAAAAGAAAGACATAGTTGAAAACTCCTTAAGTAATATGGCTTCGGCTTTAAGGAGTGGATATAGTGCTCAACATAGTATCCTCGCTGACGCCATAGACGCAAGAATAGAGCTTCTAAAACATGAAGAAGAGTATATGACGAACCAGGACTTCTACGATAGCAATGTCCAAGCTTATGCAGCATATCAATTACAGTTGACAGCAATTCAACGTAGAGAAACAGAAGCCAGAATATTACTTGAAGGGTCTTGGTTTGAAAACTTCCAATTAGGAATACAACAAGCCAACGCTACGTTAGAAACTCATGCTCAAATATGGCAGGAAATAGGCAATCAAATAGCGGACGTATTAGCATCACAGATGACAGACGCATTGTGGGAGTTCCTTGAAAGTAATGAATACACTTGGGAGAACGCATCAGCGATGATTGTTGATTTCGCAAAGAACATCACCAAGTGGATATTCGAAATGTATGTGAAGTGGTTATTGCTACAGGCATTACAACTTGGGTCTGGCATGGACTATAACAATGCTGCAACTCTCGGCGCGATAGCTGCTGAAATTGCAGCCGTTGAAGCACTCACCGCTGCTTATTATTCACTTGCTGCTGCTAAACTCGCTGCTGGCGCATCTGCTGGTGGAGGCGGAGGCGGAGGCGGAGGCGGTGGAGGTGGAATGGCTGAAGGTGGTCCTATGGTCGCTGGCACCACGTATTTAGTCGGTGAAGAAGGACCAGAATTATTCACACCTAACAAATCAGGATACCTCTACAACAACGACGAGCTGAACGATATGACAGGACCAAGCGGTGGTAGTAATATAGAAATAAACATAGCTAATATAGTAAGTGATAGACAACTCAACGAGTATATGTCTTCCAAGAGTGGACAGACAGCAGTGCTGAATGCTCTTGGTCAAAATCCAAAGCGAGCGAGAATGGTGTTAAGGAGTTAATATGCCAAGTAAGAATGTATCAGGATACAATGTGCTAAACTTTCCACCTATTCTTAAAGGTTATAGATATAAGCGTAGATGGACAACGAATGTAATGAGCACCCTCGATGGTGATGAGACGAGAACCAATATCAATGAAGATATAGTAAAATCGTTACAATGCACCATATTGTTAGAAGATTATGAAGAAATAATGGCTTTGAAAAAGATATTATATTTCTCTTTGAACAAGTCATACGCTGTTCCTCTGTGGCATTACAGGATGACAGCGACTTCTGTAGCAGGGACTAATATAACGACTGATACAACAGACGTTGAACTGGAAGCTGGTGATAGTGTCCTACTAACAGATAGGACTTGGAACAATTACGAGAAACAGGTTGTAGACAGTGTTAGTGATAGTTCTATAACAACTACAACTACGTGTTCTGGTGGTTGGGGTAATGGAACCACAGTTTATCCATTATTGATTGCCGAGGTGGATGATGTTCAATCAGTAGCACCTGGGTTCGGTAATAACATTGATTTGATGACTATATCAATGCAATTTACAGAGACGTTTAGAATGGGAGAACCATAATGGATTTATCAACTTATGAAAGTTATGCGCTTATAGAGAAGAGACCTTTGTATAATATGGCAAAGGACGAGTATCTACAGCCATTGGATGAGACATCGTTCTTTAACTCGTATGCTAAAGTTTATGAGACGTATAGCAAGCATCGTCTTACTCACAAATATTACTTCAATAGTAAATCTGAAATCAAACAGATGAATGATTTCTTCGATAGTCAGAAAGGTAGATTGGAACGTTTGTGGGTTCCTACATTCAGGAAAGACATTCTGCCACTGAATGATTTGGACAGTGATGATGTTCTTATAGACACACCTGATATAAGTATAGGTGATTGGTATGGAGCAGGTATTCAGCATGTGTTTATCCTACTCAATGATGGAACTTACTTTGCCAGAGAAATCGCTTCTTATACTTCAACTACTGTTGTATTAGATAGTGACCTTGGTCAAGCTGTAAATGCTTCAGATATTATATCCATAAGTTTCTTGATAAACGCAAGGTTGGATATAGACGAGATTGAGTGGGAGTATATTGAATTTAACGACAGACAGGTTCTCGCAGCAACTACAATGATATACAAAGAGGTGCGGTAATGAAGGATGTATCAGCAACATATTTAGCGGACGAAATAGCAGAAGAGCGAACGATAGCAGAATGTTATCACATTTGGTCAGACAACCTTGGTGAAGATGACCATCAGTTCTATACAAGCGATAACGCAGACATCACTGCTATGTGTCCTGAACTTGAAATAGGAAGCAAACTACATACAGCTGTTCCAATCGAAAGAGGTGTGGTTGAATGGGCTGCTGATTTAGAGATTACTACGATGAAAATCAAAGTGGCTAATATAACAGAGCCAACAGTTCAGTTCATAGCTAACAATCCAGTAGAATTGTTTTGGGTGTCGGTCTATAGAGTTCATAAAGCCCACCCCGATGAAACACCAAGTATAATCTTCTTGGGTCAGATACAAACTGTGAGGTTCAGCGGAACAGCAGCAGAGGTCACGGTAGCAGGGTTTGAGAACTTCTTGAAGAGACAAATACCAGTGTATAGGTATCAGAAGATATGCAACAACAGCTTATTTGATGAAAAGTGTGGTTTGGATAGGTCAAACTTTGACCAAGACGTCACAGTGTCGGACATTGACGATACTAATTTAGTTATAGAAGCCACTGGTATGAGCACCCCATATCCAAATTATTACAGGTATGGATATGCTGAATTTACTGTGCCAGGAACATCAATAACGAGAAGAGCGATGATAGCGTCTAATTCAGGTGAAGAATTTACATTATCTTATAGGTTGTATGGTTTAGAAGTTGGGAACACTGTCACAATATATCCAGGTTGTAATAAACAAACTAACTCCTGCACCCTAAAGTTTGGCAACATAGACAATTTCTTCGGGATGCCTCACTTGAGCTATAAGAACCCGACACTGCTATAAAAGGAGACGAGAATGAAGTATCTTTTTGAAGATAAAGAGATAAGATTGAAACTACGAAGAGAATTGGATAGTTGGGTA